GCGCGGCGCCAGAGGTCGCCGCCGAGCCAACCGTCCAGGTCGAATGTCCCTCCGGCACGGCCAAGCCGGAACGCGCCATCTGGAAGCTGCACGCCGCTGACGCCATCAAGGCCGGGACGCTCACCCCACAGACCGCCCGCTCGTTCGTGCAATTGGTCTGCGAACCGCGGGCCGTCTATAACCGTGTGGCGGCAGCCATTAAGAAGCAGGGCCTGACGTTTTGGCAGCCCACTGAAAGCGGGCGAGTGCTCAAGAAGCACCCGCTGATTACGGACCTGAACAACTGGCACCGGCGGGTAGACAACGGCCACAAGCAGTTTGCCCTCGCGCCCATGGGCAAGCCGGTCGCCGCGGCGGCGAAACCGAAGGAACTGTCGGCGCTCGAGAAGCTCCAGGCCCAGGCGCTGACGATGCGGAGGCTGAAGTGATGGCTCAGGATCTTCTAGAGTGCCCGGAATCACCGGACGGTAGGCATCATTGGCGGAACGCGATGACCCTTAGTGAGGACATCCCTCGGTACCTCTGCGAGTACTGCGTAAGAGAACGGCTCGACAAGCCGGAACCAATCGACGTCAAGGTCGGCGACAGGATGCGGTTCTCGACGGAACTGCTGGTGGAGATTTACCGGCAAGCCGGACATCTGTCCGAGACGGTGCAACTGGTTGATGTGCGCGTGGAGGTGGACGGATCGAAAACGCTGGTCGTTGAGCGGTTTCTGCCCTGCGACTGTGGCTGCGGGAAGCTCTGCGCCGGCGGCCGGATGGAAGCGGCGCATCCCGACGACTATCGGCATGACGAACGCGCCTGATGAACCCCTCGTCCTTCACGCATCGTGTCGATCTCTACGCGCGGGCCGTGACCGCGAAGCCGGCCCGCATCGTGGCGGGCCCCTACGTCCGGCTGGCCTGTCAGCGCCATCTCAAGGATCGCGCCCTGGCGGCCACCAAGAAGGGACATCCGAAAGGGTTCTGGTTCGACGAGGCCGCAGCCGATCACATTATCCAGTTCTTCGAGACGGTGCTGCGGCTGCCAGACACCCTCGATGCTAACGGCGATCCGATTCCGTTCCTGCTGACGCCTGCGAATGCCTTCATTGTGGGATCGCTATTTGGTTGGAAGATGCCGCCCAAACCTGGCGGCTGGCGCCGCTACCGAGAAGCCTACATCGAGATGGGCAAGGGTCAGGGCAAGACTCCAATCCTCGCCGGCATCGGTCTCTACGGACTCACGATGGATGGGGAACAAGCGGCCGAAATCTACAGCGCGGCCACAAACCTCGAGCAGGCGAAGATCTGTTGGATTGACGCGCAGCGAATGGTCGATGCCTCACCCGAACTCTCGGCCATCATCTACCAGAGCCAGAACAATCTGGGCTACGAGCCGACGATGTCGTTCTTTCGGCCCGTCTCGAGTGAAAAACGGGGGAAGTCGGGGCCCCGCCCCCACATGTGCCTGATTGACGAACTTCAGGAAGCCGCGGATGCCGTGATCGTGAACAAGATGCGCGCGGGGGCGAAGCGGCGCAAGCAACCCGGGTTCTACGAAATCACCAACAGCGGCTTCGACCGCACCTCAATCTGTTGGCAGCATCACGAACACAGCCGGAAGATCCTGGAAGGCATCGTTGAGGACGATCGCTGGTTCAGTTACGTCTGCGCACTCGACGAGGGCGACGATCCCCTGACGGATCCGTCCTGTCATATCAAAGCGAACCCAAACCTCGGCGTGGTCATTCAGCAGGATTACCTCGATCGACAAGTGACGAACGCCAAGAATCTCCCGGGCGAAACGAACAGCGTACTCCGGTTGAACTTCTGTGTCTGGACGCAGGCGCATCATGCCTTCTTCGAACGGGTGAAGTGGGACGCTTGCGAAGTGGCGTCCGATGCGGAGTTGATCGGCCCCTGTTACGGCGGACTCGACCTCGGCCAATCTGATGACTTCACCGCTTGGGTACGGATCTGGATCCTCAAAGACGGCCGTGTCGGCGTGCGCTGTCGGTTCTGGGAGCCGCGGGCGGCCCTGACGAAATATCCCGATCGGCCCTATGAACAATGGGAACGGGCGGGCATCCTGACGGTGACCGAGGGTGACACGACCGATCTCGACTTGGTCGAGCAGACCGTGATGGCCGACTGCCAAGCCTCAGGGGTGCTCGAGCTGGCCTACGACAAGCGGTTCGCGTCGCAGATGGCGCTCCACCTCCAAGGCGCCGGGATCGTCTGCGTCGATACCATGCAGGGGTTTTACCTGAACGAGGCGATTCGCAAGGTGGCTGAGTGGGTGGTCAAGGGGAACCTGTGCCACAACGGCAACGAAATCCTCGGGTGGATGGCCGACAACGCGGTCGTGGTCACTGGCCGTTTAGGCGAGTTCCGCATCGACAAACAGCGGTCGAAGGAAAAAATTGACGGAATCTCCGCCCTCACCATGGCTGCGTCGCGGTCCATCGTGCAAGTGAAGTCGACAGAATTCCAAATGCTCGTCTTCGGAGGGCGCTGAGATGGATCCGATCAAGTCCGAGCCGACACTGAAACGGAAGACGCGCGGGCGGCCGAAAAAGGAAGAAGCCAGCGAACCCGTCTCAATCAGACTATACCCGTCAGAATACGATCGGCTGATTCGGATGGCCCGCCGACGCGACCAGACCATCTCGTCATTGGTCCGGTCGTTGCTCATGTTTCGGCCGCGCTGAAAGCTATTTTTCGTAAGTCAAATATTCCCATTTGTTCGCGAGGCCCCATGATGGCCTCACATGCTTACGCGCGCGTACTCGATTCTCAATATCAAGTCGGTTGACACGGCGCGCCGTGTCTTCTCGGGCGTAGCGACGACGGCGACGCCCGATCGGATGGACGACATTATCGAGCCGCTGGGCGTTATCTACAAGAACCCACTCCCCCTGCACCTGTATCACGACAGTCAGAAGCCGGTCGGACACGTCACATTCAAGAAGCCCACCGCCGACGGCATCGAGTTTGAAGCCTCGATCTCCGTGATCGATGAGCCGGGGGCCCTTCAGGACCGCGTCAACGAGGCATGGCAGAGTGTTCAGGCCAAGTTGCTCAGGGGGGTAAGTATCGGTTTCCGTGCCATTGAGATGGCATTCCTGAAGACCGGGGGCATCCACTTTCTGAAGACCGAAGTCCTTGAACTGAGCCTCGTCTCCATTCCCGCCAATGCCGAGGCTCTGATTTCCACGATCAAATCTCTCGACGTGCATCAGCCTGCCGCGACAGGTCAGGGCGCTGCCGTCACGTCCACATCCGGCGCTACGGATACTGCTGGAAAGCAGACCATGAAAACTATTTCCGAGAATATCGCCGACTTCCAGAAGTCGCGCACGCCCAAAGCCGAGCGCATGAGCGTCATCATGCAGAAGGCGGTCGACGAAGGCCGCACGCTCAACGAGACCGAGAAGACCGAATACGACGGCCTGGCCACCCAGGTCAAGGACGTCGACGAGCACATCGTGCGGCTCGGCGCGCTCGAGGACAGTCAGCGCAAGCAGGCGAAGCCCATCGATGGCACGACGACCGAGAAAGCCGCGGATTCGCGTGCGACCACCATCACGGTGGAACCGAGCAAGTTGCCCCCGGGCATCGAGTTTGCCAGGTACGTGATGTGCTTGGCGAACGCGCGCGGTAACGCCGTTGGCGCCCTCGAAATCGCCAAGGCGCGCTACCCGGACAACCGTCGCATTCAGACGTTGCTGAAAGCGGCGGTGGCTGGCGCCACCACGACCGACCCGACGTGGGCCGGCCCGCTCGTCGTGGCGCAGACCATCGTGAGCGAGTTCATCGAGTTCCTGCGGCCGTTGACCATCCTGGGCAAGTTTGGCGTCGGCTCGATTCCGTCGCTGCGCCGGGTGCCGTTCAATGTCCGGATCACCGGGCAGACCTCCGGTGGGACGGGCTACTGGGTCGGCCAGGGTCACGCCAAGCCGCTGACGAGGTTCGATTTCAACGCGATCACGCTCTACTGGGCGAAGGTCGCGGCGATCTCGGTCATCAGTGAGGACCTGATCCGGTTCTCCTCGCCGTCGGCCGAAACACTGGTCCGTGATGGACTGGCGGGCGCGCTCACGGCGCGGCTCGACATCGACTTCATCGACCCGAGCAAGGCGGCTGTGCCGAACGTGTCGCCCGGGTCCATCGTCAACGGGCTCGGTGCCCTGACGCCGAGCGGCACGGATGCCACCGCGGTGCGGGCGGACGTCAAGCAGCTCTTCGAGGCGTTCATCAACGCGAACGTCTCGCCGACGACCGGCGTGTTCATCATGCCGCAGACGCTCGCGCTGGCGCTCTCTCTGATGGTGAATGCGCTCGGGCAGCCCGAGTTCCCGGGCATCACCATGAACGGCGGCACGTTCTTCGGGCTGCCGGTCATCACGTCGCAGTACGCGACGTTCGGATCGCCGATCGGGAACATGATCGTCCTGGTCAACGCCTCCGACATCTTCCTGTCGGACGACGGCGCCATCTCGATCGATGCCAGCCGGGAAGCCTCCCTCGAGATGGAGAGCGCCCCGACCGGCAGCATCAGCACCGGTTCGCCGCTGGGGCCGGTCGCCACGGAACTGGTCTCGATGTATCAGACCAACAGCGTGGCGCTGCGCGCCGAGCGGTTCATCAACTGGGCCCGTCGGCGCGACGAGTCGGTGGCCTGGATGGACGATGTCCTCTGGGGCGCTGGCATCTAGTCGTGTCTGGGCTGGCGCGTCACCCGCGC